AATGGCATTGGGAAGAACAAACTGTTCTCAGCCATTGCAATCGGAATTTTTGTAATGACTTTTGCTCTTTGCAATTTTGCAGAAAATCTTATTAAGGTTACAGCTTTAGATTTCAAACATTGGGTAGTAGTTGTAATTCTAGCGTTTATGGTTATTCCAATTGATCTTATTAGAAAGATTATTGAGAAGAAAAGAGAGAATAAGTAATTGAGGAGATGAGAACATGATAAGGAGAGATAAAAGTTATAAAAAAGTAGAGATTATTACTCTTATATGTTTTTCAATTAGTGTTGTTGTAGCATGTATTACACACTTTATTCCATTTATTTTTCTGACGTTACTCACATTTCCAATTTCTTTTAAATTATTAAAAGGGAAGGTTGACAGCCTTCCCAAGAATAAGGAGGACAAACAATATGTCAATTAGTTTAGTTAAAGGTCAGAAGATTGACCTTACAAAAGGCAATGCAGGTTTAAACAAAGTCGTATTTGGTCTTGGATGGGACACAAATAGATACGATGGCAATGCAGATTTCGATTTGGATGTATCAGCATTTTTTACTGATGATTCAGGAAAGGTAACAGGCGAACAGGATTTTGTATTTTATGGTCAGCCACAGCATCCAAGTGGAGCATTAATTTATTCTGGTGACAACAGAACAGGTGTAGGCGATGGCGATGACGAGACAATGATTGTTGAGTTAAATAAGATTCCATCTAATATTACAAAGATTAGCTTCTCAGCGACAATTTATGATGCAGAAAATCGTTTACAGAACTTCGGAATGGTTGATAATTCGTACATTAGAGCATACAACGCTGATACAAATGAGGAACTTTTCAAATATGAACTTAATGAGGATTTCTCATTAGAGACAGGTGTTATTGCAGGTGAGTTGTATCGTAAGAACGGTGAATGGAAGTTTAATGCAGTTGGTTCAGGTTACAATGGTGGTTTAGCTGCTATTGGTAGAAATTTTGGTTTAGATTTATAAAATGGAAGGAGAATATATATGTCAGTAAATTTAGTCAAAGGACAGAAAATTAATTTATCTAAGGAAGTAGCAGGTGGTCTTACAAAGATTATGGTAGGACTTGGATGGGATGCTGTTAAGAAAGGATTATTTGGTTCTAAGCCAAACATTGATTGCGATGCTTCAGCAATTATTTTAGGAAAAGATGATAAGTATCGTACCTGTGTTTATTATGGTGACAGATCTGCAGAAGATAGGTGTGTATATCATCATGGTGACAACCTCACAGGAGATGGAGACGGTGATGATGAGCAGATTACAGTTGATCTTGCGAATATTACAAATAAGGTTGAAAAGATTGTATTTGTAGTAAATATCTATGATTGTATTTCAAGAAAGCAGGATTTTGGACTTATCAAGAATGCGTACATTAGACTTGTTGATGAGTCAACTGGTAAGGAAATTTGTAAATACAATCTTTCAGATGATTATGCTGGCAAGACAGCAATGGTATTTGCAGAAGTTTATAAGAAAGACGGAGAGTGGAAATTTAACGCTATCGGTCAGGGAACAAATGATTCAAGTATTAGCGAATTAACAAGAAGATATAAGTAGGAGGATTTAATTATGTCAGTTTCATTAAGTAAAGGACAGAGAGTAGATTTAACAAAGGGTAGACCGTCATTAAAAAACATTCTTGTTGGACTTGGATGGGATATTAATCATTATGACGGAGAAGCAGATTTTGATCTCGATGCCTCTGTGTTTATGACAAAAGAGAATGGAAAGGTTGGCAAGGATGAGGATTTCATTTTCTATGGTAATCTTGAACATAGTTCAAAGAGTGTAAAGCATATGGGAGATAACCGTACAGGTGAGGGAGATGGAGATGATGAGGTTATTAAGATTAAACTTGATAAAATCCCATCAGACTATGAGACTCTTGCTGTGACGGTCACAATTTATGATGCTGAGAGTAGACTTCAGAACTTTGGTATGGTTGGGAATGCATATGTTCGTGTAGTAGACGAAGAGACGGGCGAAGAACTTATTCGTTTTGATTTAAGTGAGGATTTCTCAACTGAGACTGCTTTAGTTGTAGCTGAGATTTATAAGCATAATGGCGAATGGAAGTTCAAGGCTGTCGGAAGTGGATATAATGGTGGATTAAAGGCGTTATGTAATCAGTACGGTATTGATGCAGAGTAGGAGGAACGTATGACAAATTTTATGTTTATTGTAATTATAGCGATTGTTTTAATTGCACTGATTCTTTTTCTTACACCATTCGGAAAACAGCTTCGTGTGAAGTTTAGAGGAAGAACAGATGAGGTAATGCGTCAGGACGCACAGACACCAGAAGGTGCAAGAGATTATTACAATGCTGCAATCAGAGAAAAGGAAGAGTTTTATAACAAAGCTTCTGCTACATATGCAGAGATTTCAGGAAAACGTGACACAGCAGAGAAAGATTTGTATCAGGCGAACAAAGACATCATGCGTGTTACACAGCAGATCAACGTTTGTCTTGATGAAAACAAAGAAGATGAAGCAATGCAGTACGCAATGAAGAAATCTACTTTGGAGAATAAGATTAATGTATTGAAAGATACAATCGAAGAGATGAAAGAGGCACAGGCTCATCAGAAAGATATTCGTGATCAGGCAGCCGAAGAATTACAGAAACTTAAAGAGGAAAAGGAACAAATTCTTTTCCAGATGGAAGCCGATAGTCAGATTATTGAACTTCATCAGAGTATGGATAGCCTTAATACGAATAATGAGAGCGATAGAATGCTTGAAAGAGTTCGTGAAGGAGCAAGAAAGACAAGAGAACGTGCAGAAGGAAGTAGAATTGCATATGATTCTAGTGCACAGGCTAATGAGAGAAGACTTGCTAATTCTGAAAGAGAGCGTAATGCTCGTCAGATCCTTGATGATATGAAGAGACAGAGAGGTAATAAGTAATGATTGTATTAAACATTGGAGTTTTCTTAATCTGTCTTGGTATATGCTTTGGAACAGGTTTTATCGTAGGAAAACGTAAGAAAAATAAATAATTCAAGGGTTGGTAGGTGTCATAGCCTACCGACTCTATCAAAGGGTAATAAAATAGACCTTTCAATTTATAAAACGGAGAATATAACATTAGAAACAATTAACAAAAATCAATATAAGAAAGAAGAGGTACAAAATATGGATGGATTTATGATGTTTAAGAAGGCTTTACAGAAGCACTTCGATGAAATGCAGAAAGAGGCTACACATTTATTTGAGGTAAATGTAGATAAGGATGAGTTATGGAATACATATCTTGATAGCTTTCCTACTGGTACAAATGAGATTTTCAGAGAGCGTAGAGAGCATGATTGTAGTTGCTGTAGACAGTTTATCAAGAATATTGGTTCTGCTGTCACTATCAAGGATAATCAGATTCACACAATTTGGGAACTGAATCTTGGTGATACAACATATCAGCCAGTATGTGATGCGCTTGACGCTTTTGTAAAGGCTCATACAGTTACAGATATTTATACAACTAAGTTTCCTAAGATTGGTACAGATTTTAACTTTGAGGAAATCAATGGAAAGTCTCATCAGTGGGATCATTTCTTCTTAGAGCTTCCAAGTAAGTTTATAAATAGAAGTAGTCGTTCCAACGAGGAAGTTAAGGGACAGTTCAGAGACACAAGAAATGTATTTAAGCGTTCTCTTGATGAGATTACTATGGATGCACTCGATACAATTCTTGAACTTATCAACTCAAATACGCTCTACAAAGGTGAAGAATGGAAAGGTGTGCTCACAGAGTTCAAGAAGTATAAGAAAGAATATGACAAGCTGACTTCTGATGTTGAAAAGGATTTATATGCTTGGGAGAAGTCAGTAACAGCAGGTATGGCTATCGGTAGAATTAGAAATCATTCTATTGGAACACTTCTTATTAATGTAAGTGAGGATATGGATCTTGACACAGCAGTTAAGAAGTATGAGCAGATTGTCGCTCCAAGCAACTATAAAAGACCAAAGGCTATTTTTACAAAGAAGATGCTTGAGGATGCAAAGAAGACCATTACAGAACTCGGTTATATGGATTCATTACAGAGAAGATTTGCTAATCTGAATGATATTACTGTAAATAATGTACTGTTCTCAAATAAGAGTGCTGCAAGAAGAATGGTTGGTGCGGATGATATTTTTGGTCAGATGGAAAAGGATGTTGCTGTAAGCCCTAAGAAGTTTTCTAAGGTTGAGGAGATTTCAGCACAGGATTTCATTGATAAGGTACTTCCAACTGCAAAGGAGATTGAAGCTTTTGTAGAGAATAAACATGAGAAGAACTTTGTTTCTATGATTGCACCTGTTAATCCAGATGCTAAGACAATGTTCAAATGGAACAATGGATTATCTTGGGCTTATTCAGGAAACATTACTGATTCTGAAATTACAGAAAAAGTGAAAGCCGCTGGTGGAAGAACTGATGGTGTTTTGAGATTTTCACATAGTTGGAATTACGATGGAATGAGAAATGCCTCTCTTATGGATTTACATGTATTTATGCCTGGTTCAAATCAAAATGTTGTTATCAAGAATGGAAAAGAAATTCACGATAATTATGGAAATGATGAAAGAGTTGGATGGAATCATAGAAGACATTATGCTTCTGGTGGAGTTCAGGATGTAGATTATACAGCTCCTGCACCTATTGGATATGTCCCAGTTGAAAACACAACATTCCCTTCAATTGATAAATTGAAAGAGGGTGTATACACTTTTAAAATCCATAATTGGAATTTTAGAAATCCGACAACAGGTGGCTTTAAAGCAGAAATTGCATTTGGTGGTAATGTTTATAGATTTGTAAGGAGAGAGCCATTACAGCACAAGGAATGGATTACTCTTGCAAAATTAGAATTAAAAAATGGCGAGTTTAGTATTCTTGAGATGGCAGAGAATGATAGTACACCTATTGAAAAGTGGAATATCAAAACAAATCAGTTTGTTCCTGTATCAGTAATCAGTTATAGTCCAAATTATTTTGACGAGCAGGATGGAATTGGTCATAGACATTTATTCTTCTTCCTGAAGGATTGTGTCAACACCGAAGAACCTAATGGTTTCTATCTTGAATTCCTTGATAACGATTTAATGAAGCACAAGAGAGTATTTGAGGCTTTAGGTGCTAAGTGCCATGTAGAAGATACTGATGATCAACTTTCAGGAATTGGATTCTCTATGACAAAGAGAGCAGATTTAGTTGTTAAGGTTAAGGGCGCAACAGAGCGTGTAATGAAGATTAAGTTTTAATTAGAAAAGGAGATTATTATTATGACAAACAATGAATTATTTATCAATGCAACAAGAGCAAACTATCAGTTTCCATTTAGAGGAATGATTAACGTAATTGATTTGTGGGATTTATCTCTCACAAATCTGGATTCAGTATTTAAGACACTTAATGCAGAAGCAAAGAAGTCTGAGGAAGAGAGCCTTTTAAATACTAAGTCAAAGGAAGATGAGGAGATTTCTAACAAGATTGAA